CATCGTTCCGAGGCAGGAGCCACCACCGCCGCAGATAGGGCTTGTCGGGATCGCCGATGACGAAGTCTGGCGCCCGCTGCATCCGCGCGCGGGCCCATGCCTGCAGGTCTTCGATGCTGGCATAGTCCACAGCTATTTCCTTTCGTTTCCCGCCGCGGCGCGCTCTTGCGCCATCCACGCGCCAATGCGCGGCCATGCGGCCTCGATCTCGCCCCAGGTCGGCCAGCGGCCCTCGCGCAGCTTGAACTGGCCCGGGCAGTGATGCGCATCCATGAACTCCGGCCCCTTCGCGTCCTCGAGCGCGGCGAGATCGTCG